GCTGCAGGAGCTGCAAGCGAGGTTAGAGGGTCGCTACGGCGAGCGCGGCGATCTGCTACTTCTTCGGCGGGCTGGAGGTTGGGTCGTCGCGCAGGTCCGCCGGCCAAGGCGTTCCCGTCAGCAGCTTGTTGAACGCCTCTCTCGACAAAGCGCCCGCGCCTTGCGGCGAGGTGGCCGAGGGCGACTTGGTCAACGCCGGGTTGGTTCCACCATGCTTGTCCTGTGGCATCTGTCACTCTGAAGTTAGGAGGCACGATCCTTGAGCCGGGACGCTTCACCTCGTTTATAAAAGCTCGGTATTCGGCAGGGCCAAACTCGTAGACGTCGCCTTGAGGCGTAGTGTAGTGAAAAAATGCTCCCGTGTCACGGTTGATGCCAAACTGGGTGCCGTATCCAAACGTGTCGTGCTGGCCCTCACGGGCTGTGACCCCTGCGAGAGGATCATTAGCGCCCTCAATGCGTCGAAGCACCGCGTCCAGCGAACCGTGAGAGGCTTCCTGCCCGCTGTCGCTTAGCCATGAACCCCAATGATATCGCCCGATCGACTGGTTCCCCAATCGGTTGGCCAACACACGCTCGAGGGCCTCGTAGATCATCAGCCCTCGGCTGCCATAAGTGATGTCGGCGAGACTTGTGCCAGTGACAGCCCTCCCGTTCACCTTGATCGGGTCGTATAAGTTGCGGCCGCCAAAGTACTCATCCGCGCCCCACAAGCGCCGGATTTGCACGCGGTCAAGCACCATAACGTCGTCACGGCCCGTGACCAGCAACGTGAACGACACCACCTTGTTGTCGATACCGACGCCTTGGCCAAACCGCAGGAACTCGCGCCGGATTTCCGGCCCGCTCATATCCGACGCAATCATGTCGTGCAGGCGCTGTAGCGGGGTGACACCGTTCGCGTCTGGGCGCCCCATCTTCAGGAGGAAGTCCTCGCCAAACGAATTGAGATTATGCGTCGAACCCGCGCCGGGGAGACCCTCGTTGACCCCCCCCCTGAATATCGGGTTGCCTTCCCTGCTCAGTAGACCGCTGTCCACGCCTTTCGACCACGCGATGTACGCGGGCAGATCGGCCTCAGTGAAAGCTCCTCGAGCCGCGCGCTCAATCCAGGGGTCTATGCCGTCGAAGGCCGCCAAGAATGCGCTTTCGTGCGGGAAGGGAGAAACGCCGCGCGACAGCATCGACCACATCATAACCCGCCCGGTGTCTTCCACCGTGGCGTTGCCGCTCCTGTAGTGGGCGCGCATGCGAGCTGCAGCGGCAAGGCCAGCATCGACTTGTTGAACCTGCTCTGGCGTTAGGCCGTCCCACATCGCCCTAATTTGCTCGGGCGTTTCATTCATAAACGCATACGGTGGCGCGGGCACCTCGCCTGGGTTGCCTGTGGCGTCGTTCCACATGCGCCCCCAATCCTCGACGGAGGCTGCGCCGTTCGGATGCGCTCTTGAAATGTCTTCTAGAATTGCGATCTGGCGACCAGAGTTTGCATTTGTCGTCTCTTGGGTCAGACGCTCCGCTTTAGGACGAACTGGCGCTTCGGGGTCCACAGGCGCACGGACGCGCAGCGCAGGCTCAAGACCATGAATATTGCGCGCCTCGAGCGGCTCTTCCGGTGGTGCCGCAGTACGTCTCTGCGGTGGCAATCCCAATGAGCCGCGCGCTTCAATATCTCTTGGTTGGCGATCAAGGGCTGCAATAGAGCCCAGAGGATCAGAGGAATTGCGGGAGGCTTGGCGCTGTCTCCACCGAGCAGTGTCGAGCGCGGTTTGCGCTTGCTGTGGTGTGATGCCTAGGCGCTCGGCAATGATGGCGGCCGCGCCTCTGGTTTGCCCATTTGCGGCAAGCTCATCGGCAATGCGAACGGCGCGCTCGCCTATGCTTTGGCCGGTTGGCAAACGCCCTTGGCGTGAAGGACCGATCCGCTCTGAAATGTCTGGCGCGCGCGTCCGCAAGCGATTGAGCTGGACTGCAACCACGTTCGGGCTTATCTCGATGCCCTCTTCAAGCATCGCGTCAGCGATTTGCTGGTTGGTTCGGCCCGTCAGCGCCCAGCGGACAATAGCGTTTTGCTGATCGCTTAGACGATCATCCCAGAAGCGTTCGGGCTCGCGTGCGTTGCCTGTTCCACGCAGTTGCGGAGAATCCGCATTCGTTCCCGCTCCGGTCCCGCTTTGCGCTGGGGCGTTGTTAACATCACTTACAGGGCTTCCGAGCCTGCGCTGAGGCATTCCAGAAGAAGCCCGCGCCTCTATGTTTCGAGGCTGGCTATCTCGAAGACCAGGCGCGATGTCGTCTAGGTTAGCCCCCCCATTGCCCGCGTCGAGCGCGCCCGTATTGGCTCCGTCAGGAGTGCGGGGGGCGGGATCCAACAAATCCCACTCAGCTTGCTCCGCCGCGCTCAATGGGGGCGGTGGCGGGCGCGCATCTAACTCAGCACGGCGCGCCGCCAGTGCAGCTTGTTGGCGCGCATCCCACAGCGCCCTCATGGGGTCTGCGCCCTCAGGGCCAAGCATCGCTTGCCACCCAGAGATAACATCAGGACGGCTCGAGTTTGGACCGCCCGCTCGCTCAGCAGTGCGCGGATAATGCACGGCAAGCTCTATCGTCTCGTCTCCGCGCCTGAGAACGTAACCGTAATCATCGGACTGAAACGGTCTGACATAGTAGGCATCGACGCGCCAACCATCCGCCCCGCCGGGGGGGCGCCCTCTGCCGTCCACCGGGCCGCGCATCCGGGTGCCAATGGGCAGAGGAAGCAGCCCTCGCTCATGATACGCTTGCCCGATGCGGGCTTGGCTCTGAGGTGCATCAGTCAGCGCGCCTTGAACCTGTCTTATGAACGCCTCGCGTTCACGTTCCGAAGGTTGCCTGAAACTCCCTTGAATAACATTGTCGGCGTTTTGCCCCCCGCCCCCATTGCCCGCGTCGAGCGCTTGGGTCGGGCCAAGGCTACGCGGCAGTCCATCGCTCGGCCCTTGGGCATCAATAGAGCGAGGCTGGATATCATTCGGCCCCCGCACTCCTGCTAGGCGCAGAAGCTCCTCCTCTTCACGGAGGAGACGAATGCCATCTTCGCCCCGGGGTTCAGTGATTGGACGAATCTCGCCTTGGCCATTACGGCTTACGTCTAGCTCTTCGCCAATGCTGACGCCGCGCGCTGGCGCAACAGGCCGCGCTTCACGCGCTTGCACAGCCTGACGAGTGAGTTCCTGCCTGCGCTCCAGAATGGCGCGGCGCTCTGCCTCAAGGGCGGCGCGTTCGGCTGGGTCGTTGATGTGATTGTTGAGACGGCTTTCCAGTTGCGAAAGACGCGGGTTAGTCTCTCGCATGTCGTCTATGAGCGCTTGTCGAGCCTCGTTGTAGTCAGCTACGGGCACCTCTCGCGCTTCAACGTCGATAGGATCATCATAGCGTGACGTTGCAGGAGCGCCCTCAGACTGGCGGGGAGCATCGTCTGCGACTTCGCGCGCGACTTGCTCGCCAGCTTCTCTGCGGCCAAGGCGTGAGAGGAAGGCAACATCGCCCGGAGCGAACGCTGCATTGAGTGCAGCCCAGCCCGTCTCCGCATTTGCTGAGCCCGCAAGCTCATCAATGACTTCGCGATCATCAGAGAGCCCGCGATTGTAGCGGGCGCGCTCTCGTTCAAGCTCGCTCTGCAGACGATCTTCATTTTCCCAAGGGCCATAGGTGATAGCCCGGAGAATGTCGGGGCCGTACTCGGCCGCTAGGTTCACGCCGCCGCCGACGAACTCGCCAAGCGTCTCAGGCGCGTTTTCTTCAAGCCAAGCGTCGGCTGACTCAAGAGCATTGCCAGCCGAGCGAAGCGCGCTAGGCGTCGCCTCTGCGATTTGGCTCGGCAAACGCTGCACGCCGCGGACAGCGCCGCGCACGGCTTCGGCGTATCTCTCGGCATCGCCAAAGAAATATCGCTCAGTTGAGATCGGATTGTTCTCAACCAGCCAATCGCCAGCCTCTCCGATCATCTCGCCAAACTCACGGCGGCGATCTCGGTCGGTTACGAGGTTATTCAGCGGCGCCGTCACCATGCCAATGGCAGGCCCCATTGGGTGGCCCATGTCGCGATAACGGCGAGCTGCAAGCGCCTGGATGCGGTCTTGATCCGCCCAGTTGCCCAGCGTCTCGTCCATTGTAGGCGGCGCTTGCAGCGTTTCATTGAACGCAAGCGCCATAGCGGGATCGCGCGTACCTGCACGGCGCGGCCCCATCAGGCTATCGCCCGGAAGCTCAGGACGTTCCGGGTTCCAAGCCCAATCTTCAGGAAGCCAATCGGGCTCGCGCTGCTTTGACATCATCGGCTTCGCCAAGCCGCCAAAGGGATCAGCGCCCATTGGCGGCGCCATGGCCCCGCGCAAGATTGCTTGGAGCTTTGCGGCGTTCGCGCCAGCCATTAGTCGTTCCCGTTCAGAAAGTCGTTGAGCGTGCCAGTCGTGGCGCGGCGGTTGTAGCTTCCGCCGATCGAGCTGATCGCAGCATCAAACGCAGCCGCCGGCGGCTTGGCGTAACGCGCCCGGATGCGCTTGGCGCCCATGTCGGCGCGCTTTTCGTCGTCGCGCGACAAGCTCTGGCCATAGAGCGTCAGTCGGCGCGCAAGGTTGAGCGCGATCGCTTCATCAAAGTCTTCGGAGAACGGCAACGCATCGGCAAGCGCCAGATCGTCCACCAGCTTCCAGTCGCCCAGATCGGCGCGGAACATAAGCCCTACGCTCGCACCATTGGTGTTGATCGTGTAGTCGGCGGCCGAGCCGTTGATCTTCCAGCCGTTGCGGGCAATAGTGATGTTGCTGGCCGCCGCAGTGCCGGCAACATCCACGATGTCAACGCGCATCCCGTCAGGGACAGGCACGCCGCCGTCTCCCTTCGGGAGCGTGATCGTGTAGCCGCCCATGCACTGCAAACGCACAGCGGGCCAGCGCGTCGTTAGTTCGTAGTTGCCATCGGGGCGATAGTTTACGAACGTCAGCGAGCCTGAGAAGCCCGCAAGCTGGCGGATGTAGGAGTTGAGCTGGCGCAGCGCGTACTGATTGCGCGCGGTTGTTGGCTGCTGGCCCTCACCAAGCACCCGAAGCGCTTGAAGCGCTGCGACGATTGTTTCTTGCGCTGTGGCCATGAGGGGCCTCCCCTCAGGGTTCGCGGTAAGGCATGCGTGGGCGGGTCGGCGGCATCGGACGCTGCGGGCGCGGACGCGGCGGCACAGGCGTCGGCGGCGCGTCCGTGTAGCCCTTCACCGTGGTATCGCGGCCGTATTGGTCAAACGCATCGTTCGGACGAAATGGACGAACCGGCGGCGTGTCCGTGTAGCCTTTGACGGTAGTGTCGCGACCGTATTGGTCGAAGGCGTCGTTGGGGCGAACCGGCGTGGTGTAGGAAGGCGAGCGGCCCACACCCATCGCAGAGGCGTAGCTATCGGGCGCCGCATTGGCGTAGCCACGCGGGCGCAAGCCGCCTTGCATCGCACCGTAAGAAAGAACCGGATAGCCGCCAGATGACATCGGGCGAGCATTCGCTCGCGCGGGGTTCACCAAGCCAGCGAAAGGATCGGAACCATAGGCCATGATCCGATCCATGCGCGCGCGTGCGGAATTGGGCTTACGTTTTAGAAGCGGCGGCCCTTTCGGCGCGTGAAGAAATGATAGATCGACGCCGCCAACGCGATCTCCACCTCCCCTGTCCCGCTCCAATAGCCGGGGGCGAAGTAAGAGGCGTTGAAGTATGAGCCGGGAAACATCAGGCGAGATCGTAGGTGATGGCGGAGCGGTTGCCGTTGCTATCGACCGTAGCCACGATGCGATTGGCGCCATCAGCCACGGCGTTGCGAATGGTGATTGTGCTCGTGCCGCCGCCTGAGACTTTACCCGCCGTCGCCGCTGCAATGAGACGAAGCGCTTGGCGAAGCGTGAGGCCGGTTTCCACATCCTCTTCATCAAGGAGATAGGTGGAGAAGCCCGAGGCTTCCAGCGTAATCGGCTGCGCGAACGTGCCCGACAGTGAGCCCGTAGCGTAGCGCGTGGCGGTGAAGCTGGCGGAGGCCGAGAACGACCCGCTCATGTGGCCCTTGGCCGTGACAGCGCCAGAGAATGACGCCACGCCCGCTGTGTTGCCGCTTGCAGCAAGAGCCGCAATGACGTTGCCGGTGAAGCTGCCTGCGCCTGCAAACGAGCCCGCGCCCGAGACAACAAGCTGGCCCGTTCCAGCGAACGTCGCAGCGCCTGAGAAAGACGCGGCAATGTTGCGGCCCTCAGCAAGAGCGCCTGTCCATGCGCCGACGCCATTGGCGGCGCTGTGCGACGAGAGACGCCCCGCCGTTACCGGCATCAGGTAGCCGGTCGAGCCGTAGCCGTCAGGGATCGACGTTAGCTCAAGTGCGTTGGTTGATCCTTCAGCCAGCGCGAAGTTGCGGCGCGCGCCCGCTCCGCCCCAGTTGCCCGGAAGCTGCGGCGAGAACTGCCCGATACCCGAGGCTACAGACGTGGAGTTGCCGCCGAAGAAGCGACCCGGCGACTTAGACGAGAGCGAGTAGTTGCCGAGCAGCGCCATGCATCACGACCAGCCGAAATCAAGGTGTCCGTAGAATGCGCTGTTGTTCGGGATGGCTGCGCCCGCGTAGCAGAGCCAGCCCAGGCACGCGCCGTCAAACACGCGCGGCATGGACGGAAGCTGGTTCACCAAATCACGCTCCGCCGCCACGCCCAGTGTCGTCATTGGTAGCGTCAGCAGCGGCTTGGCGAAGACCATGTTGTAAACGCCTGTCGTGACGCCAGCCGAGCCGAGGATAATGTTGGTCACTTCGCGCACGCCGGAGTCGCCGCCAGCGAGCGGCATGAACGGGCCGAACTTGCCTGAGCCGGTGCCTGAATAGGGAATGGTCAGCAGCGGGCTCGTGGCTGTGTTCGTTGGCAGCGCAGGCGAGGATGGCGTGGTGCGCGAGCCGGTGCCCGCTTGGTTGGTGTAGGTAAGCTGAAACGTGCCGGTACCAGCCGTGCCCGCTGTGGACGCGACCAACAGCGGCATGACGCCCGCGCCGTCCGTGTAGCGAGGGTGGCGCACGAACATCGTGTTGGTGCCTGAGCCCGCATCGGTGAACGCGATAGCCGTGCTTGCAATGGCGTTTTGCAGCGTTGTGGCGAGGCGAGAGGTGGTCGCGCTGACGCGGATCGTCCAGTAGGTCGTTGCTGCAACGAGGCCGGTTGGAAGCGCGCCGGTCGTGGTGAAGCGAACCGGCGTGAATGTGTCGTAGTCTGCCGCCGTGGTCATCAACAGGCCCGACGAAGACGAGAATGTCACCGCCTCGGTGTTGACGAAGGTCTTGGTGCCAGCCGTCGAGATCGTAGCGTTGGTGAGCGTTGCGTAAGAAAGGAAATCACAGAGCATGAACACGGCAGGCATAGTCGTGGCCGCAGCGCTATAGGCGCTCGCATTCAGGAGCACCTTGTAGCCATCGTAAGCTGCGTTGACCGCGCCGCCATGCTGGATCGCGCCAGCCGTAGAGGTGAAGTCATAGAGCGGCTTCTGAACCAGCGTCACGCCAGAGCCTAGCTGTGTGTTTGCGCCGGGATTGCCCGCGCCGCCGAGCAGGCATTGCCACGAGCCCGCAATCACGGTGCCCGCCGTGGCGTGGTTCTTGTTCCAGTCTGAGCGGAAGAACTTGCCCGAGTTGGAGACGTTAGAGATCAGGTTATCAAGTGAGCTAAAGCCAGCCATCAGTTCCACACCGTTTCTATCGTGCCCATGATCTGGCCAGCTGCGAGCGTGCCCGATGGCAAGCAAATCAGGTTCAAGTAGGCGTCATCGTAAATGCGCGGCAGCGTCGCTGGATTGTCGGTGGCGAAGTCCTTTTCCGCAGGCGCGGTGATGTCGTAGACGCCGATGGTCGCTAGCGGCTTCACCAGCACGAGCGCGATGAGGCCAACGTCCGCGCCGAGCATGGTCAAGCTCTGGATTGAACGGACGCCCGTGTCGCCTTGTTGCAGCGGCAAGAAGGGGCCAGCGCAGCCAAGCGTGGCGGCAGCCGTTGAAATGATCGTGCCGGTTGAGACTTGTGTGTTGCACCTCACTGTCGGCGTCACGCGGTTAGTGATGCCATCTGAATTGGTGTAGGTTGCGAAGAACGATTGGCCGCCGATCTGGGCTGCGACCTCAACCGCCATGATCTGCACGCCTTCGCCATCGGTGTAGCGCGAGAGCGTTTCAGATTGCGTCATGTCCTGCTGATCGGTCGTGCCCATGTCCACGAACGAGTAGTAGAGCAGGTAGTCACAGAGGATCATCGGCAGCGGGACTGCCGTGGTCGGCGTCGAGACCAGCGCCGTGAAGCGACGCAAGTGCTTAGTGTATGAACCACCGGGCGCTGCGCCATGAAAGATGCCGCCGTCGCTCGATTGCGTCAGCCGCTTCGATGCGAGCGGCGCAGCGGCGTAGTAGTTCGGGATCGGATTGCCTGGGCTCATGCTCAGATCAAACCAGATATTGGTCGCGGTCGTTTGCGTCGGCGCTTTGCGCCAACCGAACGTGGTCGTCTGCCCAGCCTCAACGGCTTCGATTAGTTCGCGGTGATTGCGGAAGCCGGTCACTCGGTCGCCTCCGGCTCAGCCTCGTATGGCTCTACGCAGGCGCACGCCTTGTAGGGCGCGCCTTCTTCTGCGCGCACCTCAATGCCGCAGGTTGGGCAGCGATAGCGGATGATAACCGGGGTGTCGGTCATCAGTCCTCCGTGCCGTCAAGCTCGCCTGCTCCGAATTGCGGTTGGATGCCTGAACTAATCGCCAGCGACGCAGAGAGCGCGCCCTTGTAGAGAACCTTGCCGGTCGAGCTTGCCGCCGTGCCAATGGCGAAGTGTGTGGCCGTTTCAGAACCGCCCGTGCATTGCGGAAACTGGATCAGCGCCGCATTGGTGACGGCGTTGCCCGTGACCGTCCAGCCGGAGCCGGAGCGGGCTACAGCGACGCGCGCATACGA